CAGTAGTTATATATAATAAATAATAATATATACTAATGTTATATCTATATATTCTTATATTATTTGACAAGTCTAGCTGTATATGGTATAATAGTCATAATAAGGAGGATTCTAAGAGCTTGAGCACAGAAGCAATAGAAGCCCCTGAAGAGAAGATTGCACAGTCTATTATCCCTTATGCTAGGGACGATGCTAGAGCTCGCTATCTTGGTCTCCGAGCTTCTGGCTTTACTATCCGAGAAGCTCTAAGACTCGTCTGCAAAGCTAAAAGTACTCTATCATTCTGGCGTCTTAACTCGGAGTTTGTAGACCTAGAATCCAGACTGCCAGAGTTCAAAAAGGAATTAGCTCTGGAATATGCTAATCTAGAGTTCCTTCGCAACTATCGCTTAGTACTGGAGAAGGATTACAGAGTACTTCAGAAAAGTATTCATCCAGATAAGGATGATGATGGCAACTCTATTCCTTTAACTTCTCAGGACCAGGCTTATCTAATCAGAATGCGTTCTCATTATACTCCTCAGCAGCTCCAGATTATAGAAACTCTAATTCAAGCACAAACTGGAGATAAAGGATTCAACTTTACTGAGTTTATAATTACAGCTTCTAAGATAGAACAGAGGTTCAGGATAGAGGCTAAGCGTGGAGCAGCCAATGTACTGTCCGAAGTGCCAAGTTCAAATGGCGAGGATATATAGAAAAGATGGGCATATACTATGGAAGTGCTATCTTTGTGGCTATACTACTATTCAGGAGGTTATAGATGCCTCGAAGACCAACGACTCCAAAAGTCGTGGCGGCAGCAAAAAGGAACATCCATAAGGCTCAAATCAGTAGAATTAGATTAAGAGAGCCGAGAAGTTTAGGAAGGGTTATCGGGAAGAGATTAGGGAGAAAGCGGAAGTAGATAACAAGGAGGAGAAGGAATGGCTAGGAAATGGATAAAGGGAGCAATTAAGAGACCTGGTATCTTCCGAGCTAAGGCAAAAGCATTGGGTGTTAGTACTGCAACCTTAGCTAGAAGATGGGCTAAGAAGCCTGGAGTCTGGGGCAAGAGAGCCAGATTGGCTCTTACTCTCAGAAAGCTTCCTAGGCCAGGCAGAGTTACTAGGGCTAGAGGTGGCAGAAAGGCTGCTAGAACCAGAAGAAGGAGGAGATAAATGCCCAAAGGAAAGAAGCCGAGTAGAGCTGCTAGGGTTCTAGGTGCAAAGGCTACTAAAGCTGTAGCTAGGAGAAGATAAATGGCTGAACCGAAAAAGTATAAGCCTATGAGGCTAAGGCGCTGGAAGCTTCTGAAGACAGCTGCTCGGCATCGTAACATCACTTTAGCTCTCAGAACTGTTGGTCTTCACAAGCTGCCTGGAGTTCTTAGAAGGACCTATACTCCTCAAATAGAAAGAGCTAAGAAGCTTGGCTTGTGGCCGACTACTAGACAACGCAGGACTCGTAGAAGGAGATAATTATGGCAAGAGCAAAACCCTGCCCTGGAAGCAAAATTCGTTCTAAGGGCAAAGGAAGAGGCCTGGGTATAGGAAATAGAAAAGGTCCAATAGGCAGAAGAAGGTAAGGACAAAGCAATGGATGCTAACGGAGCAATGCAGCTGCTGTTATCTAACCGCAGAGTCTTTATTGAAACTCTGATGCTGATTGAGAATAAAGAAAGGCAGATTGTTCCTTTCCATTTCAATCCTATTCAGCTAGATATGTACGAGACTTCTACAGGTAGAGATATCTATGTAAAGCCTTCTCAAGTTGGAGGTAGCTCTCTATTTATTTGTGACTATCTTATTGATTGTCTCACTGTCCCTGGAACTACCTCAGCTATTATCTCTTATGACGAGTTCATAACTGGTAGGTTACTAAGAAAGGCTCATGCTTTCTATAGAATCTTGCTTGAACGAATACCTAGTATCCCTAGACTAATTCATAGGTCAACTTATGAGATGACTTTTGCGGATGTTAATAGCAGCTTCTTCATCGGCTCAGCCAGGTCTTATGCCTTTGGCCGAGGTGAGACTCTGCATAACCTTCTTCTTGATGAATTTGGTTTCTGGCAGCCTGGAGATGCTGAGCGTCTCTTTGGAGCTGCTCTTCAGCGAGTTCCATTAGCCCCTAACACCAAAGTTAGAGTCCTATCTACTCCTAACGGTGAGGATAATGACTTCTGTGAGACTTATTTGGCAGCTAAGGAGGGCAAGGAAGTTGGCAAGTCTATATTTAAGGCTCACTTCTATGCTTGGTATCAGCATCCAGAGTATTCTCTGCCTCCAGATAGCATCTTTGCTCTTCCTGGAGATAACATTCATGCACTGGAGAATCTAACTCCTGATGAAGTAGCCTTGATGCTCAGATTTGGGCTCCTTGGTATAGATTCTCAGGAAGCAAACAGCAAAATAAGATGGAGACGCTACAAGATTGCTGAGATGTCCAGTTTGAGAAGAAGCGGCGAGACTAGGCTTCTCTTCTCTCAGGAATATCCTGAAGATGATGTAACTTGCTTTCAATCAGCAGGAGGTATGTGGTATGATAGCGAGCTTCTAAACGATATGGCTAAGAACTGCTATCCTGCTCCTTTCCATGATAAGTTTGCAGATATTTGGTATCCTCCAGAGGAAGGTCTTGAGTATCTGGTAGCCATTGACCCTGGGCTTGGTAAGGTCTCTGAATCTGTGGCTACCGTCTGGACTTTCACTGATGATGAGTTTAAGCACTGTGCTACCCTATCTGGCTTATATGCTGGCAAAGAGATGGCAGACAAATCCAAAGACCTTGCTAGATATTATAACGGAGCAATGATAGCTAATGAGGATTCACTAGATATAACATCTCATCTTACAGATTATCCTGACTTATACTATAGAACTGACCCAGTTACTGGTAGAGTGGGTAAAGACATTGGTTGGCAAACTAATCGCTCTACTAAACCTTATATGTGCAATGAGCTTAGTCGCTATCTTAGCAAGATTACAACTCACGATATTAGATTGATAAGTCAGTGTAAGAACATTAGAGAAGTACTTGTGGGAGGTCGGCTTCTACCTATATCTGTTGGGGCTGACGACTACCATGATTCTATGGCAATAGCTATAGTGTGTAGGTCTGCTATGCCTATAACACGTGGCCTAGTGGGAGTTGCAGGCTGGTCTGAAAACTGGGGTCGCTAATAAGGAGGAAATATGGCAAGAGCTCAAGATTATATTACTAAATGCACTAACCTAAAAAGATTCTGGCTAAAACGCAATGATAAGTTCAGGGAGTGGTATAAACTCCTAGAGATGGTGGACGAGCTGAAGCAGGAAGGTATGGAGTCTTTTGTAGGCAACGACCCTAGGTCAGCCTTCAATCTTGTCCTAAGCTTGTTGGAGCAGAAGATTCCTCATAGGATACCTTCCGAAGATTTAAGTTTGGAGCTGATAGAAGCTGCTACTCAGCTAGAAGCTATCTTCAATGCAGCTTGGAGTGATATCTACTATAGACATAGCTTGCGAGGTAGGGAAAGCTGGCTCCGAGATTTAATTGGCTTCCTCCTTGCTACTGGTTGGTATTCTGTATTCTCTACTATCTCTACAGATGGTAAAAGATGCATAGCTGAAATCTGGAATCCTGCCACTGTCTATCCTAACTGGGATGACGAGATGGTAGAGTGTGCTCACATACCTACTATCAGTGCTTCCAGTGCTAAGAGAATGATAGCAAGAAACAACTGGTCTGTTCCTTTTCCTCCTAAAACTAACACCACTATATATGACTACTGGTGGCTGGATGGAGTTAAAGTATTTAATGCTATTGTCCTTGGCAAAGATATTGTTAAGCCTGAAACCTATGAACCTAGATTCAAACGTATTCCTATCTTTGTATCGCCAGCAGGTGGGCTGCCTGATACTGGTATTCTTGCTCCTATTGGGGAACCTAACAAATGGAAGGGAGAAATAGGTCAAAGTGCAGTAGCCACTAATGAGAACATATATAAATCCTGGAATAAGTGGTGGACATTCTCTATGCAACTACTTAGAGACACAGCACAGTCAAGGATTATAGAGAAATCTCGTAGTGGCAAGCCTATAGTCAAGCCTGAGGATGTGT